CGATTATACCATAATTGGCGATATCAATAAATGTATCTTGTATACCTTCACCTTCAACAAATGATTTACCATTAATTAATAGGTTTTTTAAACGTGATATTTTATCAGTTAATCTAATACATAGCCCAGTTAGTGAAAATTGTTTATCATCGCTGTTATTAACGATATCTCCGCCTAAAGCAATGTTATTTAACCCATAATCCATATGTTTACGAGCAAACATTTCATACATTTCCTTTTGTATTTGTTTAAACTCACCTGATAATTCTGGGTATTCGTGTTCAAATACTTCTATAGGGGTGGAATTTAAATGTGGTGCTTGCTTTTTATGTCTTTTTAAGCCTCCCTTAGCACTCATTATTTCTCTATCACTCATAACTTTTTCTAATTGTATAGCATTGGCACCAAAGTGACCAGTACTATTGATTTTATTTTCTAAACTTTCCATGTATTTTTTAACCGAATCACCCATTAATTTGTTGTTCTAGGGAAAAATACTTATCTATTGCTGCTAACCTATCATCGGCATCAACTAACATAGCAAGTGCTTCTTCAGCATTTTTATAAAAGTCTCCTGTTGTGTGGTCACCAATTCCGACTGCTCTATCACCTAATAATTCAAGTGATAATAGTGCTTTTGATTTATCTGCTATTGCAGACGTACGTTACATATCTATTAATTTGTTCATTTTAAAATTTTAGTTATTTCTTTTTTATCAAAACCTGATGCCTCTAATATATGACGAATTCCTGCGGTATCCAACAAAGTCATATATTCTTTTACTTCTGTTTTCGAACATTCCCAATATTCACTTAAGTAAGTAAGTAATTCAGGGTTAATTTTTTTAACCTTTGATTTAATATACTTATTCCAATGATTATTTTTTGGAATATATTCTCTATAAATTGAATATATTTCTTTTTTATTTTGAGGCATTATTTGTTGTGTCTCATTAACTAATTCTAGGTAGTCTTTATTCATAGACAAAAACCTATGAATCATATAGCTGTTCCAGACTTCCCAATCTTTATCAGAAAAGGTGTCTGGATCAGATTTGATTGTATTAATCTGTTTAAGCCAATCAAATATACCTTTCATTATGCTAATTCGTCTTTTAATTCCTCTCTTAATTCTACAGGTATACCTTCACCTAAAATTTTATTATTAGTTGGGTCAAAGAATACTGGGATAGGCATAATTGCATCGTTATCCGTCCCTGCTACAAATTTAGAGATCTTTCTTAAAATTACTCCTGATTGGAAGATGCTTCCTCCATTTGAATTTTTAATACCTTCAGTTGAATTTAGATCAATGTTGGGTTGTTTTGGTTGTTCCATTTTACTTATTATTTATTAAATTGTTAATTAAACTCATTATGTTTATCTCTTTATCTATTCTAAAATTAGCTTTGTATTGATGCTCATTAATTAGAAAAGCGGCTGTACCTGCTTTACCAGGAAGATATTCGTCAGCTTTATCATATAAAAACCTAAATACTTCTTCAAAATCATCAATATTTGAATCAGCAATGATTTGTCTAATTGTATTAAATTTAGGTTTTGATTTTTTTAATTCATCTAAAATAGCAGACAAGTAACTAGTACTTACAAGTAAAGAATCATCTAATACTAATCTGTTCTTAATACTACTTGACTGGATAGTGTTAAGCATTTTACGTAAGTCCGGATAGAACTTATTTACAATTTTACCAATGGCAGTTGGATCATAACTTATGCTTTCCTTATCACAAATACTAGCTAAATGTACTGCAACCTCTTTTTTAGTTGGAGGGACAACTTTAAATGTTTGACACCTTGATTGTAAAGGATCTATTACTCGTTCAATATAATTACAGGTTAAAATAAATCTTGTTGTACGTGAGAAGGTTTCAATAATATTACGTAGAGAAGCTTGAGCTTGTATAGTAAGGAAATCTGCCTCATCTAAAATAACCACCTTAATGGGTTTAAAAGATGCTACACTAGCAAACCCAGATACTTTATCTCTAATAGTTTCAATACCCCTTTCATCAGAGGCATTGATATAAAGATAATCACAATCAAGTTTGTTAACAATTAACTTAGCTAATGTTGTTTTCCCAGTACCAGCAGGACCATAAAATAAATAATTTTGTATATCATTATTATACAATTGTGATGCTATAGTAGATTTTAAACTACCATTACCTACATAATCCTTTAGTTCTGTTGGTCTGTACTTCTCGTTAAGTAAACTATTAGTATTCTCCATATATTGAATAACGTTGTGGTTTTGGTTCTTCTATTTTTTCCTCTTTAGTTGAAACAGCATATAATTCACTTTTTAATGGTGCTAATCTGTATTCACCTCTAAACCCAGTTTTAGTCATATATGCCTCTAATGTGTCTGTTAGAGTTGGATGTACTTGACCATCTGGTTCGTTAGCAACTAATCTCCATTTGTCACCAGGAGGTACTCTCCTGGCGATCAAAATGTTTTCTTCTTTTATTTGTGTTTTACTCATATCTATAATATACGAATCTTTTTAAAATTCTCCAACCGCTCTTCCTTGATTATTACCAAGATTTCCAGTTGTAGCATCCTGTAAGATTTTCATTTTTTCCTCAATACTACTTTTGTCTTGAGTAATTGTACATTCAGTTAATAATACTGTTCCTGCAACCGAAGCAGCATTTTCTAATGCTAACCTTGTTACTTTGGTTGGATCAATAATACCTGCTTCTTTCATATCAACAACTTTTTCAGTTTCAATATTATATCCAGCCCATGTATCATTACCTGAGTTAATTAATTTATCAGCTAATATTTGGCCTTTAACTTCGCTATAACCAGCATTAACTAAAATTTGATTAAATGGTTTTGAACATGCTTCAATTACAATCCTTGCTCCTGTTGATTCAGGTTTAATTCCTGAAGATGCATACAATAAAGCAGCTCCACCTCCTGGTACTATACCTTCTTCAATAGCAGCTTTTGTTGCATGTAATGCATCATCAACTCTATCTTTTTTCTCTAACATTTCAGTTTCAGTATACCCACCAACGTGAATAATTGCTACTCCTCCCACGAATTTTGCCAATCTTCCTTGGAGTTGTTCGGTTTCGTACGGGGTTTGGGCTTTTTCGATTTGCGATTGTAGTTCTTCAACACGTGCTTCAATTGCTTCTGCTCCTCCTTTTCCATCTACTATTGTTGTTTGTTCTTTAGTTATTGTTGCTGTTCTTGCTTCACCAAACCAATCCCAACTAAATTTGTCTAGTTTCATTCCTTTTTGTTTATCAAATACTTTACCACCAGTTGTGATTGCAATATCTTCTAAAACTAATTTACGTCTATCACCAAAATCAGGTGCTTTTACAGCACATACATTAATTGTACCTCTCATTTTATTTACAATCAAAGTAGCTAATGCTTCATTATCAATATCTTCTGCTATAATCAATAATGATTTACCTTGAGACGATACTGCTTCTAGTATTGGTAATAATTCTTTTACAGAATTTAATTTATGGTCCATAACTAATATAGCAGGATTATCTAAAACACTTTGCATTGTATTGTTATCAGTTACAAAATAAGGTGATTTAAACCCTCTATCAAACTGCATACCCTCTACTGTTTCAAGGTAAGTATCTCCAGTTTTAGATTCTTCAATGTGTACTACACCTTCTAATCCTACCTTTTCAATTGCTTGTGAAATTAACTTTCCGGTTTCTGGGTCGTTATTTGATGAGATGGTTGCAATTTGTTCTAATTGGCCCTCTTCTGATATGTCTTCTGATATATTGTTTTTTAGATTACTGATAACCTGTTGGACTGTTTTATCAATATCTCTTTTAATTTGAACTGCGTTCTCATTATTATTTAAAGCATCTAATCCATTTACTACCATATCTCTAGCTAACAAAGTTGATGTAGTAGTTCCATCACCAGCTTTATCTGCTGTTTTTACAGCTGCCTGTTTAATTAAAACAACACCTAATTCCTCACTTGCATCATTAAGTATTACTGATTTTGCTACTGTAACTCCATCTTTAGTTGATTGTGGTGCTTGTGCTACTCCTTTAAAAATAACAACATTTCTACCATTAGGTCCTAAAGTTGATACTACAGCATCTGCTAATTTATTAATACCATTTACAAGTCCTGCTCTGGCGTCTTTACTATATTTAATTTGTGTTTCCATATCTTAATTACTAATATCTGTTAAATTTTCTTTATCTTCTTCAGTTACTTCAGTATTAGCTAATGCTTGTTCTACTGATTGTTGTACTTTTGCTAAAACTTGGTTCTCAGGTCCAACATAATATTCTTCACCATCAAATGGTAATTTTGTAAAACCTTGAGTTGGTAATACCACTAAATCCCCAACTTTTAATTGCATTGGGATATGATTACCACTAATGGTAAACCTACCACTACCAACGGCTATAACTTCCCCAAATTCATTTTTTTCTTTACCCATATCAGGAACTATAATATTCCCATATAGTGTTTCTTCGTTTTCAATCGGTTTAACGATAACCGCGTCAAATAATGCTTCAAGCTTTTTCATTAATGTAGTTTTTAATATTTGTTTCAATTGTTTTATAATTATCTAAAAAGTCGTTTAGTGACTTAAATGATTCCTTTGTGTGTAACTGATCTTTAGTTATTCTTTCTAATGCCCCTTTAAAACTAGCATGAAAAGTAAGCGCTTTTGTATACGTTTTACTTTTACCTGTAGATCTAAAATGGTTGGCGTCAGATTTAATTTTGATGTTAACTGTGTAACAATTTTCATCATTAGTGATGAAATAGGGTTCTAATACTGGATCCTCGATCATAGTAATAGACTTTGGTTTTCTTGCCATATAACTTTTATTTGTTTAGTATTTAAATATTAACATCAATATACGAAATAAGAGGCGCTAGGACACGCTTTTTTGTATTTACTTTTACTTGATTTTAATCGATTTTGGCTTAGCTTCTTCAGCTAATGGTATAAAAATTTCTAATAGACCATTTTCTAAGGTGGCATCAATTTTTCCTAAATCAAATTTAGGTGCTATTTTATACCTTAAATCAAATGATTTTTTAGATAAACCATTATGAATCATTCCATCAGGGAAGTCATCTTCTGGTTTGTTATAACTTATTTTTAAAGTATCCCCTTCAATATCTAAGACTACGTCTTTTTTAGTTAGACCAGTACAGGCAACTTCAAAATGAAGTCCTTCATCGTCAAAGAAAATATTAAGTGGATGTGGTTGTTTGAAATTTCCAACAGGTTGAAATGTGCTGTCAGAGTTAAAGTGATTCCTAAAAAGGATGTCGAAAGGACTTAAGTGCCTCTCTAATAATTGTAATGTACTCATATCATTTTATTTTGTGGAGCCGAAGCTTCCGGTTAATTTATTTTGAACATAACTTGTGCCCTAGCTACCTTTTATATTCATTGATACGTATAATATAAGAAAGAAAAGTCGCTACTCCAAGCTATCTTTTAATTTTTCTTCATCTTCTTCACTCATAAATGCCGCCCATTTCCCTTTAGGACATGAAGATGATAATGATCTTATTTTTAAAGATAATATACAACCACAATCAGAACAACAAGGTTGAGAGCCAGGTACAGCACAATAATGTCCAACATGATCTACATATTGACATCTATCACATATCCTCCATCTTTCAGCTGCTACCTCCTCTACATCTTCTTTACTAAATATTCGGTTTTTTATACCTTCTAAAATTTGAGGCATATTACCAAATGCACCTATAAGTTTATTAAATCTACCCATTACTTAGCATCAAAGAAAAATATATGGAATAATCTTGATGAATTAATATCCCAACCAAAATAATCAGTTGCTGAGTGGATTAACTTTGCGTCCCATATGACTAATCTATTAAATACATTTCCAACAGTATCAACCATTTCATATGGTGTTCTATCTACAAATGTTTTACCATTAAATGCTTCACCAATATTATTTTCACCTCCTCTTAATCCTGTTTCTTTATGTTTAAAGAAAGAAGTACCTGTTGCTACAGGAGCATCGGGTGTCATGTAAATACAAGCGGCCCAAGTTTGTTCATCACAGTGATAAACTAAAGGTGTACCTGCTTTATTTGATTGGAACCTACCATTCATTGTATGTCCTTCCCATTCAGTAATTTTCATACCTAAAATGGATTCAAATTTTTCTTTAGTACCATCAAAGAAATATTGCTTTCTTGTTCTATATCCTAAAAATCCTTCATCATCATGATACCATTGATCTAATGCAAAATCTCTTACTGCATAAGGATCATCATAGAAATTTTCACACACAAATATTTTTTTATCTGGTGATGAGACTTTAAATTGGTTTGAGTTAATGTGTCCGTATTCTGATTGTGGGTCTGAGTCGTAAATGTTCATAATATTTTATTTATTCGTTTCTTGCTATATAATAATAACTATTAATTGTTTCTGATTGGAATGTTAGTTTCATCATTCCTCTCGTGGATAACTGCAATCTAGCACCATCCATGTCTTTATTTGAGTTTAATATATCTTTAAATATACTAGAATTAAAAGGTATATTGATATCATCCTCTAATATTGTACCTTGGGCTTGATATGTAATTTTATTTGAAAAACCAGTGTTATCACCAAAAATAAATTCACATATATTATTCCCATCAAAATCTGATGTAGTTGTTATAAGCATGTTATCTACGTCAGCTAATGCGCTTTTTGCTTTAATTAAGTGTTCAACGTCCTCTTGAGTTAAATCTAAATCAACTTCATATTGTTCAGGATCTTCATACCATGTTGTTTTTGGTAAAATTAAAGGATCCGCTAATGAATAGGTTAAATCAAAATTAGAATCTGCAATATGCATTTTAGTAAATATAGTTCTTACTTTTTCTAATTTCAATAATAGATCACCATTCATAATGTTAACCAATTTATTTAGTTTATTAGTATCAAATACACCCAATTCACCATCTTCTAACTGGAAGTCATTTAATTCAACTTTACATACTCTACCTTTTTCACCAGCATAAATTGTAAGAATATTGTCTTTCATTCTCCATTTTACCTGATTATTTAAACCATTCAGGTAATATTTTGATATAACACTTTGTAAAACGTTTTTACTTATCATATAACTATATTTTTATCTTTAATTAATTTACTTGGACTAATACCATTTTCACACCTACTACAAATATCATATGTAGTTAAAGGTGGTGGCATTAGATCATCATAAGATTCTTCTAATATATTTCCTAATATTTTTTCTAAACTATAATCCTGACAACATACGGAAAGATCTCCGTTAGGCAAACAGACTTGATGATAAACGTGTTCTATACAAGCACAAGTACTTGGTCCTTTAACTGGTGCATGATTTACTCTATCCATTATTTTTTCTAAAGCTGGTTTCATTGTTGCTTCACCAACTAAGTTACCTGCTCTATTATAGAAAGGTGGAACATGAACTTCAGGCCATAAATCACTACAAAATTCATGTACTGGACCCATAGACATAATATAAAATGCTTGAATATCGTTTTCTAATTCTTTAAGCCTTTCAAATACTTTTCTTAATCTTGGAGTAAGTGGATGTTCTGCTATTCTTTCTGCATCTGGTAGATGTAAAGTAAAACCACCATTTGGACCCATAGCCCAAGGCATATCTTTTAATCTTTCAACATCATCTAAAGTCATACCCACTCCCGTTGTAAACGCTGATAATGGGTGTCCTTTATAATGGGCATATTCTACCATTTTGGTACATTCTTTATTTAACCAAGGTTCAGTAAAACCAGACATTGTAATCCTTACTTCTTTAGGTATTTTATCACATATAGTAATAAAATTTTCTAATGATAAAGTTTTAGGTTGTCCTTTATGAGCGTGGTAAATTTTTTCTAATGTCCTTTGAGGACAATAAGCACAGTTTATAACGCAACCTTTTGGAGAGATTGATGTTGTAAACTCCATCGTGGGCCATTCTGATGTTCTCCAATAATCTTTTAATGTACTCATATTGTTCAATATACGAAATTTATTTTAGATCTCAAAGGAAGATAAAGCATCTAGATGTGGGTTTAAATCTAAACTCCACTCTAAATCATTAAAAAATCCTTCTAACTTGTTTAATAATATAGAATCAAATACTTTTTGTCTATCAGCATAAGTATCTAAAAATTCTTTAATTTTATCAGGCATATCATAATCAAAAAATGCTAAACCATCTATTTTATATGGATTATCTTTTAAATAAATCCATTTTACTTTATCAGCCATAGTAATTAAATTATGTTTTTTATCTAATTTCCATAGTTTTAATAAATCATTATAACGAATTGCTGCTCTAACAGGTGCTGGTGCACCCTTTAATATTTCAGTAAACATTTCACCCGCTCTGGATCTACCTGAGTATTTATCTAATTTTTTAACTGATGTTGGGTTACCTAATTTTGCTAATGGAATTTCACCTCCTAATATTGATTTTTTAAATACTTTAATTTGATTAAGGATATTGGGTTTTTCACCTCCTTTTAATACTTGTTGTAGTATATCATTAAAGAAATCTCCTAGTATAGGTGGGAAATTTGCTTTCATAAACTCTAAACCTTTAATATCTAGTGTTTCTTTTTCAATACCTTCTTGTTTTGTAATCCACTGAGCATAACGTCTAGTAGCTCTAAAATAGGCTGAACGAATAACACATTCTGTTTTCATTTCTAATCTATGTTCAGTTACATTAAATGCTTCACGAGCTAATCTATCATAATCTTCATTTATAACATCTTGATATTTAAGTGCTACTTTTTCTAAAATACTATCTTTTTCTTTATCATTAAATGTTTCAAAATTAGGATATAAATGTTTTAAAATAGGCTCGGCATTAAAGTAATTAGAATCTGTATCAACATAAGCACAGTAGTTCTCATCCTCTTTATCACATATCCACCAAGGGGTATCTTCTATATGTTTCATTTATATTCTTTTATATCTTTAAAATTTGAACCTGAGATGATATTAATATCATTTTTTAATTGATTTCTAACTTCATTATATTCAAATATCATTAATGATGCTTTTCTAAATTCTTTGTCTGTAATGCTTTTATTTCTAACTCTGTTTTCCAGATCCCACAACATACGATTTACTTTTGACAACTCCAAAAATAATAACTTAACTTCTTTACCATTTTTAGTAAACAAATCTACAACCCCGGGATTTAGTGTTTGAAATTCTAATTCAACATTAGCTAAATTTTCAGGGTTAGTCATATTCAATTTTTTAATTTCTAAAATTGAAATTCTGTCTAATAATTCACCATGAGATACTTCTATTTTCATTTTAAAACGTGCGTTCTCCTGGTAGTGGAGGAACTGTTACTGGTTTATTTCCTGCTGAATCTATATCTGTTCTTTCTGCAACTGTAACTCTAAACTTATTACCATTAACTTTAAACTCACCTCCTTGTTTTAACATTTTTTTGAAGAATTTTTCTTGTGTTTCACTCCATTCTTCACTTAGTTTAATTACTTCGTCTTTATGTAAGGGTTCCTTACTAATACCTAAGTAAATGGTTTGATTTGCTCTAATAGATTGTTTTTTTAATGTCATATTTCTAGATTAATTTCGTTTCTAATTACTTTATTCATGTGTCTGTTAGCACATAAAGCACTCTCTTGAATAATTCTTTGACCTGATAATGTAATTGCTTCTGATAGTATTACATTACCATATCTAAAACTACCTAATGCTGTTGCTCCATATAAACTATTAAGCAAAATTTTCATTGTGTATTGCATTAAATAATTATACTCACCCTTTACTGTGTCTTTAGCTTTATAAGCGGCTTTCATACGTCCTTTATAAATAACACGTTCTTCAAACCATTTTTTAAGAATTGTAGATAATACTGACTCCCTATTTGTTTCAAAAAATACACCATTAGCTGATATAGCTAAGTTATTTTCTTCAATCATTTGGATTAATTTTTTTACAGGTACATATGCTTGTCTACGATTTTTATTTTCAACAAGTAATTCTTCTTCAGGGTCACGTTCTTTTAAATCGTTAAGACCCAATCTATTATTACGGTCATCTGCATCTATAATGCGACCCTTGAGAGTTTCTTTACCTATGTTAATTGACATTATTATAGATGGATATAGCGATGTTAAATCCTCATCAAACATATACTTGTATAAACCTGCTTTAGGACAAAATAAATAACCACCAGCATAATTTTTCTTATGAATGGGATGTTCATCCCTTCTAGGTGGTATAATTCCTTGAGATAATAAATAAGCTGAAA